GAACTCGGTAAATAGCATGGTCATTAGCGACTGGAGCACGCAAATGCTATTCACACTCGGGGCAGGAGACGTAACTGTGTGCTCGTACGAGCGACTATTGTCGCAAATGGTGTATGATTACATGGTGCGCGACACATTCCCCCATCTACACAAACGCGCAACGAAGGTCATGCTGGGGTTACTGCCAACTCGTGAATACACGCTGAGGGCAGCCGAAGCGCACAATCTTATCAGGGTGAGCGGGACTCTTTTTGGTTACAAATTCCACCCACGCGAAATAGGCGTGGTTACTTACTGGCAAAGTTTGGCCGGCCGCAGCCCAGATGAAGTTGACATAGAGAAGGAGGCTGCTGAACGTGCCCAAATGACTGCTCCCAAGTATTGGTATGACCCAAACACGGGCACCTGGAGTGAAACCGAGTTTGACCAACGCCTGCGCCGCGCGATCAGCAGTGTGTACCAAGAAACGATGCAGGCAAATCGCGACAAAATACTCGCCCTGGCGGAGTACGGTGCAAACTTTGATGAATTTTTGCGTATGCGTAAAATGTGGGGCAAATCGGGCAGTGCGACTGGAGCGCCTAAAACCACTATCACTCTGCAGGCTGCAAGTGAACATGCGGCTGAGATAGAAGCAGTAACCACGGACGTATTCATCGGGATTGACAGGGTGCTTGGCCGATTGCGCATTCGGTTGAACAAAGCGGCTGTGTTTGAGTTCAGCGATTTTACGCGTATAGCAAAAGAGGCGTTAGCCGATTACATGCCGAACAGCTTTACTAGGTTCTTTACAAAGAAGGAAGTGGGCAGGGCGAACCCTCGCTCCCTATACCCTGCAACATTGATGCATTACATTGTGTGCTCTATGGTTTTGTTCCTCGCTGAAAAAGGCTCTCCTATCAAAAACACTATGCTGCTTGCTGAGAATGATCAGGCCTTAAAGGATCATTGGGTCTGGCGCGACACAAGTGACTTCGTCTCTGGCTTGATGCTGGATTACACCAGTTTCAATGAACAGCATGAGCAAAAACATCTAGCTATGATGCTGGATGGCATCAAGGAAATATACACGCATTATGGTGTGTTGACTTCTGATTTGGAATGGGCGATTGATTGGACAATCGAATCCCTATCTCGGGTGGAACTGGAAACAGGTAGAAACACGTACACATTCAAGAACGGGCTACTATCTGGCTGGCGCATGACATCATGGGCTAACTCAATACTGAACATAGCGTACCTGCAAGTTATAGCCCAGCAAGTCGAGGTTCTGTTCAACGAGTCAATTGTTATAATGGGTAATACAGGTGGTGACGATGTGATGTTGCTATCCCTCAGCACATATCACTCTTACCTGATCTTGCGGACAGGGAAATTGATGGGCTTTGAATTCAAGCCGATTAAACAATTAACGAGCCTGACGTATCGTGAATTCTTTAGGTTGTTCACCACGTCATATGGCACGTATGGTTCATTATGCCGTGTGGTTGGTTCGGCTGCTTCTGGCCAATGGTCAAACAGCACGGTTGGCACGTTAATTGATCCAGCTACAAAAATGTCATCTATTATGGATACAATACATAAAATTGCGAGGCGCGCAAACTTCGCATTGAACGCAACGCAATTGTTGCAAGTATGCGCTTTTAAGAAATGGGCAAGGTCCGGTGAAGTGAAATTGGTTGCAGAAGTTCTACATGGGACGCGTTCTACAGGTGGCTGCGGCGTGCCAAGGAATGACGGTTCAATGTATGAACTAAGTGGCATGAGGAAAATGAAGCCAGATGCGAGCAGAGTTGAAATCATCGGCATCCCCTTTGATGCTTCACAACAACAAATCGAGAAGCTGCAAGCTGATGCGTCGCGTTACGTGGAAAAGAAAACTATGCCGGATGCTGGGCAGCTAGCGAAGCGGCAAGCGCAGTCGGTGTTCCACGCAGCACTCGCACAATCAGATGGGCCTGGCGTAGCGCAACTAGCGGTGCCGGTTGATGCCGAGTATTATGAGCAACAACCAACCGTTGTGTCGGTGTTGACAACTGGTTATAATGCAGATACAGCAAAAGAATTTGCGACACCATACGCCATGAAAAGGATGACGATAACACGATATCGCAATGCATACAATCGTTATTCAACATATAAAAATATAGTGGGTGAGGCGAACATACCTACGTTGTTACAAGCGGTGGCAGCCGAAACAAATACAAACGCGCAGTTGATTAAAGCTCGCGATGAAAACACAATGTATGGTTTGGCACGTGTGGCGCTTACCGAAGATTACTACGATGCCGTGTTCTGGTTGGCATTATTGCATTCAACGGACGAACGTGAAATGAACGAAGAAGCCGCTAGGTATGCGTCTTACCTAGTTGCAGCAGGCGAAGTGAGTTATTAAACACCCTCCTAGCTAGGAAAACAAATTTTGTTACCAC